ACCCTTATCCGCTTGATTGTAGTCTTTCGCTACGCTTACGGGGATGCCCATCTTTTTGGCAAACTCGGGGTTATGTGCGGCTGCGGCCATCATTCTTGCTTGTGCGGGTGAATGGCTTGGCATGGCTTAGTCCAAGAATTTAAGTTTGTATAGGGTTGAGTCTATGTTCTCTTGAATGTTATCCACAAGTTGATTAAGTTCCGAGTCTTGTGGAAGTTGCTTTCTTATGTCCATTACGAACTTGGATAGCACTTCAAAATACTTGATTGGATCGGGATTGGGGGGATGGTACTCATTGGGGAACTTCTTTAGTTGCCCGTACTTGCCCATATAAGCCTCGGCATAGGCGTCCGTTTGCTCTACGATTAGGTCATAGAACGTGCCAAGAGCCATGTGTTTGCTAAAGCTATTGGTTGTCCAGTGCATCAAGTGTGCGTTTGTGCCGCAGTGCAGTAATGCAAGGACAAAATTTGACACATAGCCTGAGTATTTATCCATGCTTTTTCCTAAAAAAAGTGGTGAGATTGCATTTTAATACAGTCTCACCACAAGGCAACTACAATTTTAGTATATAGGAATTGGGACATCTTTAGGCCATTGGTTGTTGTTTACCAACTCATCCACGGTTCTTTGATGGGCTTTTGCCCACATCTCTTGACGCTCATCCTTAGTGAGATGCGCACCTTGGTCTATCTCGTAGTGGCATTTCTGGCAAAGCGCAGCCACTAGGTTGTCATCGGCCTTGATGCCCCGTCCTTTGCCACCGCCCCAATTGGTGTGTGCCGCTTGAACCCTGTTATCGATGCCACAGTTTTGACAAGCTAAACCCACTACTAGCTTTAGGAGCTTCTGGCTTCTCACATATTTGTGTTTCAGATATTGCATATTCTTGGGTTAAAAATTTATGGCCATTGATGCAGATGCGTCTGCGAGTGACAAATTCAGGCGTTGATCGGGTATCTAAAACTTTAAGGTTTTCAGAACTACAGCGGGGACACATCATATTTATTCCGTTGTTTTTACGCCTAAACGCTCACTGGCTTGCTCTGAGCGCCATATATCCGACTTTATTTGAGCCGCACGCAGTTTCCATAAAAGGGTCTCCTCTTGCAAGATTGCTTCAGCCAGACCGTGTAAAAGTTCCTCGTACTCGGGGTGAGCATAGGCTTCACGCTCTTGTGCCACGGCAGAATCAAACCCTCTCGTCATTGCGTCTTTCATAAGCAATGCTTTTTTGGTCTTGCGAAATTCCTCAAGAAAAATACGTTGTGATTTAGCAACACCAAATTTTGGGGCTTGTTCCAAAATAAACTCAATCGCTTTGTAAGGGGCTTTCACTTAACTACTCCAATCATGCGTAAAGCGGCTTCAGGGCAATCTATTCTTGCCAATGTACTACCAGACCAATTTTCAAAAAAATCGTCTTGTAGCTTCGTTAAACGCTTTTTAGAGTCCGTTTTGATCTCCACCAAGAATGTGTGACCCTTGTGGCCAACCAAAAGGTCAACAGGAAGCCCAATTATCCAAACATAAGCGCCAGCGGCTCTTAGGGCTGAGACGATTTGGTCTTGGTTTGCGTCAACTCTTGCTGCTCGTCTCATTTTTGATCCTGTTCATGCGGTTGCGTAAGTCATCAGCGGCTTTTTGCCCACGTTTCTTGGATATGTCCGCTATCACTTGTTGAAACCAGTAGTGGGCTTCTCCTCTGCCCTCCTCCATTGCTTTCTTCTTGAAACGCCTGATCCATTCCAATGCTTCCGTGTGCCTCATAGTCTCCTGTAAGTTCAAGCGCTCTTGTGATGACAAAGTGGCTAAATTGTTGGCCTTCTCTGACCCGATCAAGAATTCTTGTTGCTTCATAATGATTCACTTAGGATTCTCCAAGCGGTTGCTGCACAGAGGGGGACTTGTCCATTTCCAATGGCTTTAAGTCTGTCCACCCTAGAGGCCACCCCATCAACCATTCCACCCATGTTGCGTTCAATTGTGCGGGAGGCATTGTCGGGTTCTCTCTCCCACCACTTTCTGTCCATACCACACTCGGCAAATCTGAATTCCCTTGCCATCCCTTGCTTGGTCTCCTGGCTGAATGATCTGACTTCACGGGTGTCGGCCAATTTTTCATATTGCTCACCTGATCCCTGAGATTTGCAGGTTTGCTTCTCCCTTGGCGAGTTTGTGTCGCTTCCCTGTGTAACGCTTGAGCAGATTTGGGAGGCAATTTGTCCATTGTTGTAGGCGTTGCCCACTTGTTTTGCGACAACCCAAATTCTGTCCCTCTGATGGACTGCTCCAACGTCCGCTGCTCCCAACACTCCCCATCTCGCATCAAACCCCATTGCGGCCAGATCTCCAAGAACTCGTCCAAGTCCCCTAGAAGTGAGCATTGGTGAGTTTTCCACAAAGACAAATTGTGGTCGTACTTCACAAATGATCCTCGCCATTTCTCGCCACATTCCGCTTCGTTCTCCGTCAATGCCAGCCCCCCCCCCTGCGGCTGAAATATCTTGGCAAGGAAAACCGCCCGATATGACTTGCACAATTCCTCGCCACGGGTTTCCGTCAAAGGTGCATACGTCATCCCAAATCGGGAAAGGCGGGAGAAGCCCGTCATTTTGTCGGGCGCACAGTACGCTTGCTGGGTATTGTTCCCACTCAACGGCACAGACTGTTCGCCATCCAAGCAAATGGCCTCCGAGAATTCCTCCACCAGCGCCTGCGAAAAGAGCCAACTCATTTAAATTCTCCTTTTTCATACATTTACTTTGCGTAGTTGTGCCATCTTTGCCAAAACTTCTAAAGATGGAGGAACTGCCTTTTTGTCATCAGCTTTAATTTTCTCCAAAGCGGCATCAGGTTCATTCTTTGATGGAACTGTGAGCCTCACAACGTCATAAGGGTTTTGTTTAGGTGCGTTGGTGCTTCTCACCCAATTGCGCCAGGTTGCAAACCAATTTAGCTTCACGCCCTTTTGACCCGCTTGGGCTATCCAGTAATCCTTGAATTGGTCAAAGGTTTTGACGGGGCTTAGTTCTGGCCTTGTCTGTTGGCAGAACTGTTCCCATTCAATTGGAAAACTAAAATCAGTAGCGAGGCGTTTGCCGAGTGCTTTCTTCTCTTTCTTTGTCTCTGTCTCTGTCTCTCTCTCTGTCTCTGGGATAGCAGTCTGCAAGCGTTCTGCTAGCACTCCACTGACAACAGCAAAAAAGTTGTTATCAATCAAAGGCTTGACACCTTGCTTGTATTCCAGTTCAGATATATGAAGCCTAAAAACAAGCTCATCAAGTGAACCATCAAAAACACCATCTTTTGATTCACTTGCTAGCAACCAAAGCATAGGTGCAAGCGCTTTGCTAGCAATAGGCAAGCGCATAAATGATCTGTCGTTTAACAGGTCACGATGAAGTTTTATCCAAGGGGGACAACGGTCTTTGTAATGTTGAAAGACCGCCCAATTTTTAGGCTTTAAAAGCATAATTTTCCACTTATAAAAACCACTTAAAAGAAACTGCGGCAGGGGAAAAGTGGGAACCCTTTTCGGAACGGGGATCAATCCATTCCTAGCCGTGTTTCAAACAATCTTACTCGATAAACCAATCAGGACGCAACACCATCAATTGATAAAGCCGACCATTTGGAATGGTTTTCCAATTGTGTACCGCAGCCCTAGTGATGCCCAAGATGCGAGCAAGCTCACTCTGTGAGCCAGCCAATGTGATAGCTTTTTGTTTGTCCATGCAATCAGTATAGCAAAATAAACAAATATGCATTTGCATAAATACAACATTAGGGTAAATCCCTATAAAAAAGTCTTGCTGTGTGTTTAGCTTGCTATACAATACACCCATGCCCCGAACATCTTGGGGTCTTTTTAGGAAACTTATGAAACACAATCTCCAACACAGTTTTCAAGACGCGGTGTCATTTGATGATGGTGAGACGGTTCAAGTCGTCACCGTTGGCTATGACCACTTGCCCGAGGAAATCAACTATCCCCATGACCACAACTTTGCAGAAATGTTTGATGTGTTTGTGTTTGCCAATGACAAAGACATTACCTATGACATCCCAAATGACGAATACAAGCGTTTGATGGATGAGGCAAAACGTCACTTCTACACTTGCGAGGCCGTATGAAACACAAGATTATTCAAACACTTATCGAGTGCTTTTTAGCTATCGTCATCTTTGGCGGCATTGGCGTGATGTTGGCTTGGAGGGGATGATGAATACACGATTTCTTAAACAAGTCAGACGCATATTTTCACGGTATGACGCACCGCCTGAAGTTATCCGTTCTTATCAACGCCAATGGGTGCGCTCTGTGCGCCAGCTTGGTGATAAATGGTTAGTTGCTAAACAAATTGAAAGGATTGAATCATGACAGTCTCTCATCTTTTGACGCTTAACGTCAACGAACACACAGAGAAAAAAGCCAATTTGACTTATCTGTCATGGGCTTGGGCATGGGCTGAAGCACTAAAAGCCGATGCCAAAGCCACGTTCAAAGTAGAAATGTTTGGTGACAAATGTTTCATGGACATTAACGGCACAGCAATGGTCTGGATCACAGTTACCATGTTTGACAAGCCAATGACTTGCCAGTTGCCCGTTATGGATCACCGCAACAAAGCCATTGTGAATCCCGATGCTTTCCAAGTCAACACGGCAATTATGCGCTGCATGACCAAGGCACTCAGCTTGCATGGCCTTGGTTTATACATTTACGCTGGTGAGGATTTACCAGACGGTGCTGAACCTGAATCAAACATTGACCCAAACACCATGACAGACTTGTTTTTGGCCATCCATAACGCCAAGACACAAGACGAATTAAAGATTGCTTACAAAATAGCTTATGCCGCTTGTGACGGTGACAAGGCTTGGCAAATGAAAGTCATTGCTGCCAAAGATGAAGCAAAAGGAAAACTTTAATGTGGAGAAAAAGGGAAATTATGAAAACAGATGAAGACGATGAGTTTGATCAAATTGAACACGAAGCTCAAATGAAACTTGGGCAACCGTACCATTTTAATGTTTATGTATCACCCTCACAACGCAACATGGTGCTTGAGGAAGTGGCTCATGAATTTGAAAGTCTTAGGATTGCCTTTGGTGATACAGCGGCAAGTTTTGCACAATATGTAAGGGAGATGAAACATGATTGAACAAGGCACAGATGAATGGTTTGCGGCTCGGATTGGTAAAGTCACCGCCTCACGAGTAGCTGACGTTATCGCCAAGACCAAAACGGGCTACTCATCAAGTCGAGACAACTACATGGCTCAATTGATTTGTGAACGCTTGACTAACCAAAAAGCCGATGGTTTTACCAATGCTGCAATGCAATGGGGGACGGAAACTGAGCCGCTTGCCCGTATATCGTATGAAGTCGCTCAAAACGTCTTAGTCGATGAAGTGGGGTTTGTGCCTCACCCTAAGATTTTGATGGCTGG